AACACCCCCCCGGACCCCCTTGGTCCATCCATTGATCCACAATGTGGATGAAAGGGGGCTACCCCCCTCGGCCCCCTCGGTCCATCCATTGATCCGAAAGATGGATGGAAGGGGAGCCGGTTTGGTCCATCCATTGATCCACAATGTGGATGAAGGGGGCCTCAGGCTATGCCGATTTATCTCACTGTCACAATGGACCCCCCCATGGGGGTAACGAGGGGCGGCCGCGGGTGTGTAAGGGTTTCAGATTTTTGTACCAAAATAGTCACACCCTCTCACACCCCCTCAGTTCCCCCCTAAGCCCTTCCGGGGTCTACCCCCTAGCGGAGGCACCCTAGCACCCCAAGTCTCCTGTACGGGCCTCTCCGGGCCCCACAAGGACTTCTGAGATGACAGAGCGAGGGATAGCATTCACATTGCCGACGATATCATCGTTTCCGTCCAGTGTGGAAGCAATAACAATGTAGTCCTCGGTCTCCTGAATGATCCAACCAAGGGTTTCCATGGAGGCAGGCTTGAGAGCCTTAGCCTCCTCCAGTCCCATCCAAGAGCCATCGTAGGAGTTGATGTCCGTCCAGCGGACTAGGGAGCACCTACAGGGGGTCTTACGGGTACAGGTTCCAACCAAGCAAGACATTAGTCAGGCCCCTACCATCAGAAGGGGGTTGCGGGCTGCTGCGGTCTTACGGCGGGCCTTCTTACCAGCCTTAGCCTTACGCCGACGCTTCTTTCGCTTCTTCTTGTACCAGTCAGATTCGGTTCCATAAACAGGCTGCCCTTTATCCGTTCCTGTTTGTACGACTTTAGTTCCTAGAGGCATAGTTAATCCTTTCTATTCTTTGTCAAATGATGTAGTAGGGATGTTCTCAAGATCCCAATCAAATCCTAGTTCTATTTCTTTTACTTTGGGGGCATCCCCCGCCTGAAAGTCGGGAGGGAAATTGGTGTGCCTCCATGAACTATCAGCCGTGCCCTCGGTCTGAACGTTGGGGTTACTGCCGGGGTTGTTGGCTCCCGGTCCTCCTGTTCCACCACCAGCCATAGCGGTACTCCTTTAGTTGACTAAGGTTTAAACTATCGGTTTACTTTTCTTTTACCTACTCCCAGTCTTCCCAACCCTCTGGATCGGGGGCGGACTTAGGTTCCCCTTTAAACTCGGTACCCTGTATTTCGACCCTAATATCCTCGGGTAGGGCGTAGAGCAATTCCTTCATATCTGTCGCTAATGAGCGGTGGTCTTGGAGACCTAGAAGGTAACTACAGTAACTGATGATTACATTCTTCGATTTAAGGATGATGTCGTTGTTGTCTACATCCATGTTGCTGCCTTTGGCTTCCTCCCGACCACACTGTCCATGAAGGACTCTAGTTCCCTATCCAGTCTTTCTTCCTTCCTATCTTTCATCTTGTCATCTGCATTCTGGGCCATTTGCTCGGTCCAGTAGTTTACAGCAATAGCCAAGACATCTAACCTATCATCGTGGACTAGGGAGCCCTTCTGTCGAGTGATGCGGGTCATTTGGTAGAAGAGTTGATACTGGAGGGCCTTCTCGGGTGTGAGGTGTTGAGTGGACTTGTAATCCCTGTCAACCAGTTGTTCGTCAATCACGAGCCTGTGCTGGTTCATGACGGGCTCAAGGGTGTCTATGATCCGTCGTTCCTTCTGGATTGAGTGTCGTACCTCTTCCATGGAGACAGGATGTATCTTCTTGAGAATGGGTTTCAACAACTCACAGTACATTCCATCCCCGAAGTTACTCTCCACGATAATGGCGTTAACCTTCTGGTCTTTCGCAATAGTGGCAAGAGCAGTCAAGGTCTCCTCACTGTAGCCCCCCGGTATTCCCCCGATATCTGTGATGTATAAGAAGCCACTGAGCATCTTACAGACGCAGTATGCAGTTTCATCGACACCCCTGCCGGAGGGATCTATGGCGAGCACGCTGCCTGTGTAGGGCACCCACTCCCCTGTGGTTGTCATGGGGCGGTAGAAGCGGTCACCGGCGAATCCTACGTTGGGTAGGTCCTTGTGGGCCAGTCCGGGCTCCGCAGCCCAGATGACCTTCTCGGGGGCGTTCTCGGGATTGAGGTTCATGATAATCAGATCAGCCAACTTAAGCGGATACCTATTGGCATCACTAAGAGTTGTGTCCAGCATGAACTGGAGGTCAAACCCTGTACGACCATAGGAAGCCTCTCGTTCGAGCAGGTCGAATTCGTCGAACCGACCGGGGTCCGTGGGGGTCCCCTCGTTCTCCTCGGTCCACGACTGGTTGATCAGGGGGGCTAGTTGCTCCCCGTAGAGAACACGCTTCTTATCTGCCGGATAACGAGCAGGCCAAATGCGAACGTTGTACCCACGCTGAGGGAGGTTGTTGTAGATCGACTGCTCAGTCTGGGGGGTACCGAGGTAGAGGATACTGCCTCCGGGCTTGAGCACTGCATCAAACTCCTTGACGATCTCACTGAGTTTGTCTCTCATCATCTGGGTCGCTGAGTTATTCAGGGACTCAACGTCATCGGCCACGATGAGGTCAGCCCGGCTCCCTGTTATCTGTGAATTGATTCCACGACTGGTAACTGAGGGAGCATGGGCATTAGGGGCTGGGCCCACATCGAAGGCAACTTTAGAATTCCTTTGGTGGTCTCCGGGCCTCAAGTGCTGGAGCAGCGGCATTTCCGAGATTAACCGGAGGGTGAAGGTTGAGAAATCGTCTGCTCTCTGCTTGGACGCGGAGACCACCAGTATGTTGAGGGTGGGATCAAGGAGTAACTGGTGGCACACATAGGCTGATGTGACCCACGATTTACCTACCCCACGGAAGGCTTGTACGCATCGTCGCTTAGGTCCACTCTGGACATACTCAGCGATGTCGTACTGAATCTTGGTCGGCTCGGGGAGACCTAGTTGGTCCCACGCTAGGAAGAGGAAGTTCCTGAAGTCATGTAGTCTTGGATCTATATCCATCAGGGATCTCCCCTCAGTTACTGAGTAGCCCCCTTAGTTTCGTCCATAGGAACGTGAAGGGGCACACTGCCGTCTTTCCGACCTTTGTTGTCTGTGTGTACAGGAACGTAAAGAAGGCGTTTCTAACTAATTTCTGAAGAAATGACATGAGACGTATTTACCTTATGAAGTAGTTAGCCGGTTTCTCCGACTGTTTCCTCGGGGTCAAACGGAAGTATCTTAGCAAGGTTAGCCAGCGGTTCACTCTGGTTAGCGTTGGCATCAATCCCATTATCCTTGAGGAATTGACGAGCGACACTAAGGTCGGCTGAGGAGGCTTCCCCTGTCTCAATCCTACGGAGGAGTTCCTCTCCTACATAGAGGTGGAGGGATTCCATTAGTTTCTTCATGTCAGCCATGGGTGTTTCCTATGCGAAACTGGAGTTGGGGGTTGAGTACCTAAACTGACACTTACCGGCTGAGGAAATGGTCAGTCCAGTTGGGTTGAAGTGGAAACGAACGTAAGGGATGGACCCATAAGTCGAAGTATCCATAGTGTAGACCTTAGTTCCTACAACGTCGGGCTCAGTGTCCGATGAGATTGTAGCCAACGTAGTCCACACATCCCCAGTGAGTGATCCTTCAAGGATCAAAGTGGCAGCAACGTTTGCGAACGCTGTCTCAACAACAAACTCTATAACCTTTTTACTGCCGGCAAGCGAGTCAGTAATAGGGAGCGAGGCGAGACTTTGGGACGTACTTGCTGTCATTGCGTCGGACAATGCCGAAGTCTTTACTCGGTGTAATCCCACCGTAACCGAGGTAAATGCTTTGTTTTGAATTTCAATAGCCATAGTGTTTCCTCAACATAGTACGGTCATGTAGACCACGATTTAAAGATCCAAGATACGACCGCTGCTGCCAGCGATCCCACCACCATAGCCCCTCCTAGTAGGGCTGATTTTCCTTGCTCAAGAAGTCGGACCCTCTTATCTATGGTGTCCAACTCGTCAGCGTGTGTTCTTTGGAGGTGGATTAAAGACTCCACCTTTCCTTCCAGTCTACCTAATGCCATCAAGATGTCGCGTGAATCATCCATAGTGATTAGCCAATTTCAATGACATACCCCCAACCATAGTTTGTGTGGGCTACGACTGTAACGTCATCTCCACCACTGAATGTCCTAACGCCATAAACGTACTCGGCAGCACTGGTAGACCCCGGTGCGTGCATGTACATGAAGGGCCCTGCGGTGTTGTACTTCACGGGATCAGCACTTGCTCCAGTGAAGGCATACACTTGTGCGTTCGCGGGCAATGGAGTCCCGCCAGCAAGTGCATCCCCCTCATCAGGCGATCCAGTGGGGTCCTTGTAAAGCGTCTGCTCCCACCCTGCATTAGTCCCTGAACCGGCATCATCAGTGGCGTTCACCCTTGTTGACCACAGGAATAGAAGGTAAGAGGTAGAGACTTTTGGAGTGATACTGAAAGATATGCCGGTTTTCCGGTAATCAATCTCATCTGTGATGTTTGTAGTTGTTGTCCCTGTAAATGCCGCAGCAACAATCTGACGGATAGATAGTGCATTC